CATCCAGAGTCCCTTAGAACACGCAAGGCTTGCGAAAGCACATCCACATAGTCATCATGCCCACCGCTCTCTGGAAACGAACACACCTGCCGTATAAAGCGTTTAGCCCACTCTGCCACTTCACCAGGTTTCTTAGGATCTTCTGGGATGTAGACTTTACCTTTGGCAATGAGCGGTGCCACAATGTTTAATCGCTGCACTTTGTCAGCACGCCCAGGGTTATATCCTCGCACTGGGGTGCCCGACCCTTGCAACTCTTGGATAAGCGAAATACCAGCGGACTTATCTTCCATCAAAATTAAGTCTGCCTTTCGTCCCTTAGCAAAGTCGTTGTCTGCTCCATACACCACCTCTTTGTAATCATCGATGACTTTACGACGCAACTCTGGATAACCAAGATGTCCATCCCATGCATCGAGCAAGATTACGCAAGTTCCCACATCGGGGTTTTCAAAGATCCCAAACACACCGCACGCAGTCGGGTCGTTCGCTGTCTTTTCCGAGGTAGCGGGGTCGTAGCTGGCAATCACATACTCTAAAGCGGGAGATGGTTTTTTAGATGGCCAGAGTTTAAACCACTTACGCTTGACAATACCCGCATCTTCGGGGTCAAGGATCGCACCATAAATCTCTTGCTTACCAAGGTCGGTGCCTTCATAGGTTTCTAACGCTTTGAAGAACGATGAGGATAAGTTCTGTCTGTTTTCATACGAGCTGGCATTAACCACATACACATCACCACCAATCTTGCCTTCGTTCAAATCTACGATCAACTCTCGTGGCTTCGGTGTGGTGGTAACAATCTGCTGAACTCGTGGTATGCGCGGATCACGCAGACGCATGGTGAACTGTGCTTGATCCCATGCATCATCCAAGTAGTCAAACGCGGCAAGCTCATCATACCAGCCACCATGGAACTGCTTACCACGATAACGCTCTGGTTCTGATGCCGGGATGCCTTGGATGATCGAGCCGTTCTTGAGCGTAATCTCAAACAGCGATTTGTTGTAGGTTTCGATTAGCTCGTTAGGGATGATGTTTAAAAGACCAGAGTCGCCCTCAAAACAAGTTGCCCTGATATCGTTGGAGGTAGGGGCTGTGACCAACCAGCGCGTTCCATTGTAAACAGCCGCACGCTGTCCAATCCAGTTGGAAGCTGTGTAAGTCTTACCTGCGCCACGACCAGCAAGCATAAGCATGATGTCATATTCACCGTCCTCGGGTTCTCTTTGATGGGGTAATGCTTGCAACTCCCACCGTACCCGCCACAGTGCTAGAGCCAGTTGGTCTTTTGGCCAGTGTGCGTTTCTTAGTGCAAAAGATGCAAGGATCTTTTCTTGTATTTTGTTTAATGCCATATTGGTAAGAAGCCTTGCCCTACTACAAATGGCGCATCTGTTACGATGTGCACTACGGGCGCAGATTCAATCTTCTCCACTTTTGTTATCATACGGCGACGATCGCCTTTAGTACGCTTGACGGGGTTTTGATGTAGGTGTAGCGGAATGTCCGTTGCAAATGTCAGTTGATGGGTGAGCGAGGTGCGATTATGAAACACTTGCGTTTTCATTCCCAGCGATTCACAAATTGACTGCAAGGTAATCAAAAACTTAATGTTACGGCTAAAAATTAAAAAGCGATCCAACTGTGGATTGTAACATCCTGGTTTGGTCGCAACCAATCCTCTAAGAAACTCAATGCGCTGATCAATACTTCCAAAGGTGTACTCAATTGGTAGCTTGGTCGGTACTGTCATATAGCGAGTCAGAAAGGTGGTGTTGATCGATTGCTTAAAAATTAAACTGTTCTTAATCCGATCAACATGCCAACCATGTGCCCTAATTTTCTTTTGCACATAGTCAACCCAATCTGGCTCGAATGTAAACTTCACCTTGGCTCCCTTTTTGCCAGCCCATAACCCAGCGATAAACGGTGGCACTGGGTGGTCTTCAAACGGGAAGTGTAATGGTTTAGCATTCTCAATTGAGAACACATTCCAGCCTCGTTTGTCTTTTAAGCCTTTTTCAATTAACTGCTCTGGGGTGTAATAGCGTTGGATATAATGGCGTTTATATTTGCCTTTATGCCGAGATTCTCTTTGCCGGTTGCGGGTAGTAAATGCGGGAAAGGTAGCATGCTTATCGACATTCACATAAATGCCATCCTTTAACTGCACCTCAAACATTTCTTTAGCAACATAATGCTGTACCGATTTAATGGGTACGGGATAACCATCCCAAGAATAGACATAATCATCTTGGGTTAATTGATGCGCTAATTTCCAACCCCCCATAATCGGAACTGGGGTATCGCTGGCTATTGCCATGAAGTTAATACCCAATTATCTAACCACTGATTTAGTGGGGCGCGGATTTTATTAATCACTGAATCTGGGAGTTTACGAATATCCACATAATCATTTACTGCCAATCGATAACGCAGATATTGCAAAGTCTCTTTATCAAAAATATTGAATGGCACATCCACCATATCAAAAAAGTCTTTTGAGCAAACCATGACTCTTAACCCACCGATTTGCTTATCTTCTCTTTCAAGGATGCCTTTAATTTGGTAGACATACAGTCTAGGCATACACAGGCGCCGATTTAAATACACGCACCTGCTTGCCAGCTTGCCGTCGTTTTTTGCGCTTCGCTGCCAAGTCTCGCTCGACTGCTTTTTTGAATGCATCTAGACTTAGCCAGCGTTCGCCACGAAAACCGCTCGTAAGCACATCAGTGCGGTAATTGTAGAAGACCATGCCGTTATGGGTATCGCCCATTCGGAATGGTGCATTGGTTTGGGGGTTAAGTCTTTTCATACATCTACTTATGCAAACTCTATACAACATCCGCCCTTATTGTTGCGTTCATCGTACTTCTATACATACTATGGCTCGAAAGACAGGGAGTGTATAGAACTTGAATTTTTAGTTGCCTCTGTATGCCATTGATTTTAAACGAATTCCATTTTTAAAAGACAGGGAAGCCATAGAAGACAGGGTCAAATCGCATATTACCCTCCATATAAATTTATTTTTTTATTTTTTTAAAAAAGAATAAAAAAGAGAATTACTATGGATACCCTGTCTCCAAAACTCAAAAAACGCTCTTTTCCTTTTTAAAATCAAGGACTTACAGCGTGACAGGGTATGTATAGAACTATCCATAGTATTTTTCTATACAAAAAAATATTTAATCAAATCAATAGGTTACAAGCTCCTCCAAAAGACACAGAAGACAGGGTAGCCATAGAAGACAGGGTGCGTTTCATTCTAGCTCTATACAAGTCATAGTGTTTTTTGCAAAAAAATAAAAAATTACAGAGCAAATTGAAAAAGCTTGCTTTTGGTTGGAGCCTCCCGCGGCCGGCTGTCAGGGAGTCAAAAAGGAGGGGTGTGGCGCAAAAACAACACCACCCTATCATGTTGCAAGATAACAACGCAGCAATATGACAAGTGAGTGAGTGCTTACTAACCTAGCTGAAGTGAGTACTTACTAACTTGGTGCAACGCAACAATCTGCTAAGTAAGTGAGCGCTTACTTACATCCAGGCAATGTGAGTGCTTACTAACTTGGTGCAACGCAACATAATGCTAATGCACCATATTGGTGCGCTGGCCAATGTGAGTGCTTACTAACTTGTTGCATTGCACAATATGCACCATAAGCGTGCGCGAGATGGGCAGAGTGGGCTAAGTTAGTAATCACTAACATGGACAATGTTGCAATGCAACAATCAAGTGTTGTATATCCGCAACTAAGGGTAAATACCTATTGACAAATTACGCTGCACCGGTATGGTGCATGGCCTTAGGGTAAACCCTAACGATCAAAACGCTCTACATTCCACGATCGCAACCCTCCCAATGCAAGTAGATCAACCCAATACAAAACCGCTCCAATGCTCTATAAATGCCCTTAAAATCAATTGCCTATTTTTTAAGCAACCAGGTTAGGGTTTACCCTATTAGGGTTTTTATTTCTGTTTTTTACTGTACATCTGTTTTAAAATTGTGATAGAGCAGTACTTTTTAATCAGTTAACTATAGGGAAATATATGATTAATAAACCAAAAACACGCAAACCATTGTTAGGGTTTGATACCAATGCAAAAACAGTCAAGGGAGAGCAGTTAGGTTTTCTAACTGGTATTTTGTATCTCGCTCCATCTGATATATCGGGTTTTCAAGTATGCCCAATGGCAAAAATTGCCCAATGCGAAAAAGCTTGTTTGTATACTGCTGGGAGAGGAGCATTCACCAGTATTCAAAATGCGAGAATTGCAAAAACCCAATATTTCTTTAATGATCGTCAAGATTTTATGCTTAATTTAGTCAAGGATATTGAAAAGGGAATTAAGCAAGCAAGTAAAGCGGGTTTGACTCTCTTAATTAGATTGAATGGTACATCCGATATAAAATGGGAAAATATCCATTTTGATTATGAATTTATGCATGGAAAAATTAGATCTATTACTATTTTTGATCTATTCCCCGAAATACAATTTTATGACTATACCAAAATACCCAATAGATCCGATATCCCAAAAAATTATGATCTAACATTCTCATATAGTGGCGTTATTGAGTACCAAAAATATGCCAAAAAAGCAATTAGTAATAATATGAGAATTGCTACAGTTTTCAGATCAGTAAAGCATATTCCCGATAATTTTTTAGGTTTGCCAGTAGTGAGCGGGGATAATTCAGATATACGCCATTTAGATCCAAAAGGGCATATTGTTGCGTTATATGCGAAGGGTAAAGCAAAAACCGACAAAAGCGGGTTTGTAATCGATACCATTTAATCAATCAGTAATTACCCTAGATCCCCCAGCAATGGGGGATTTTTTTGACTATTTTTAAGGCCGTGGTATGAAAACAACACACAGGGTAAATACCTATTGACAGGCAAAAGTGTTGCAGCGAAACAACACCGGACTAAGGGTAAACCCTAACGATCAGATCAATCCATATTGAACGATTGCAACCCTCCCAATGCACTTGTAAGCAAAACAGTAAAAACCGCTCTATGATCGTTTTAGCGTGTTTTGGAGCATATTAAGAAAATTGATCAAATCCTGGAATTGATTGATTTTTTCAATATTAGGGTTTTTACCGATGTAATTATGTCCTTGACTGGATATTATAGTGATAGGGCAATTGTGCCTATTTTACGGAAGAAAAATTTTACTATGATAGAACCATTAACAGATCGTCAAAAAAGCTTGATTGTTAACAATGTAGTCAAAGCTTGCCAAGATATTAGAAAGCTTAATAAAACTGGATATAACTTTTTATATTTAGCAAGTGGATTTATTGCACACTATAACTTGCATGGATTTATTGATCATTATTCTTATAGGGATTTGACAACGGATATTTTAAAAAATGCCAGTCAAAACCAATGGAATAATTTTCGTGAAGGTGATCAAAATTATTCATACTATAAAAGTAAGCAAGAAGTATATAACCGCATTATCAGCAAACTAACTAACAAGGAACTAAATTTATGGAACTCATAAAAGCAAAATTCAAAATGGATTTTTTCCCCGATGATGTAGAGATCGATGGTTTTACTTATGGCAATACTTGGAATGGATGGGCAATTCCCTATTTTACTTTCGAGAATGCTCAAAAACTAATACCAATATTTGAAGGGTATTTATCCTATGATGTTGATCAAGATGCATTCAAGTATTTAGATCCAGTTCATATGAACCCAGAAGATACAGAAATTTATGAGTCATTAGATATCGATGGCAATAAATTTTATTCAGTAGGTGGTATGAGTTTTTGCTGGGATCGTGTCTAACCAAGGCCTTAGGGTAAACCCCTATTGACCTACTAAAAACCATTCTATAGAGTGGTTTTTGTTGGAGTCAGTAGTTTAATTTTAACAAGGGAGGGCATTATGCCAACATTTGAGGTGCGTATTAAAGAAAAATGTGTCCGCCATGCAGTCGAAGAGGTCGAGGCAGAAGACTGGGAGCAAGCGGAAGAGATTGTGCGTGAAATGTATTTCAACAATCAATTAGATTTTGAATATTCAACCGATGATTTAGATATTGAAAGCGAGGAATTGACATTATGAAACAATTTGAATGTTTTTGGGGTGATGGGTATCGTGGTGAAGAGAATAAATCTATTCTTGCATACCATGATGTTGATTTTTTCAATGAAGATCGTGGATATGAACCCCACGATATTGAAGACATCAAGCAATTAGAAGTAGGTCAATATATTAATCTCTCATGCGTTACTGGTGAGCATTGGGTGCGGAGGATGTCATGAAAACTCTTAAAGATCAAGGTTTTTATGTAGATTGGACTGGAGGCAATTGTAGTGCTTGGGTTAAAAAATTACCTACTGGACAATACATTGTGATCACTTGCGGGGGTGGATGTGATCACAATTTTGATAAAGATATTTTAATTGGTATTTATGATGGATCGGAAGATGAGTTAATGTGGGGCAATATGATTGACTCGTTTGAAATCGATTTACAGAAGGAAGAGGCATAAAACCTAGTAGGGTAAATCCTGGTTTTGTTGTTGCAGCACAACACTAGGGTTTATCCTAATATGTTTTTAGTGTAGTGCCAGTAGGATCATAATTTTACAAGGGAGGTAGTTATGAAATTTAATTTAGTGGTAGATATTGATGAGCAGTATCTATGTGAATACATGGAAGAGCATCCCAATATGACTCTTAAAGAATTATTGGGTCAAATTAATAATGCTTGTTATTTAGGTTTAGATTGTACTAATGCCATTATTGAACGACAGTTTGGTTTTGGACCTTCAGAAACTTATGTGGAGAAAATATAATGTTCCAGCACTATAAAATAGAATTCCCAAGATACGATGACGAATTGCCTACATTAGAAGGATTTAGTGACTCATCATGGCATAACGATGCTTGCCCATCGATCACTAAACATATTGACGATAAGGGTACATTCATTCAAATCTATTGTGACTATAAGGATAAATCCCAAGGTGACTTTGCTGATATGGATGATGATTGTTATTGTCGTTTTACTATTTATTTAGCTAATAGTGAATATGACTGGAGCTTGTTTTGCCACGAAAGCAACGACTGGCAGTCAATTGTTGATTACTTAGGTCGATTTAACATTGGGGGATACCCAGCATGAAAATCTACAGAGCGTGGTATGACTCTCGCAATTTCTCTTTTGAGGCATATGGTTTGACAGAGAGAGGGGCTAAGGCCTCTCTTATTAAGGGTTTGCGACTACATGGTAAGCAATACAATTGCGAACCCAGATGGTGGTACAAAGACGATGTATGCGTAATGGAATGCCAATTAAACCAAGCTTACAGAGATCGGAGCGTAATATGATTACCAATAAATTAGATGACTTGTTTTTTTCAGTTAACGATATTTATACCC